CCGCGCTGGTGCAACGCGTTCGCGTTCGGGATCGCACCGATCAGCGCGTGCGCCAAGCGCCGAGCCAGCCCTCGGTTATCTGAGTGTTTCATGGTTCAGTCCTTTTCTATTGCGAGGAACGCGGGGCGCGTCCCGATTTCTTTACGGTCTTTGCCCGGGGCGATCGACAACCGCCCGAAAGCATCCTTGTACATCGGCGCGTCCATCACGAGCGTGTCCAGCCGACACTTCGATCCGACAGACGTGCTGCCGTCGGCGTTCAAACGGACGAAGCCGCCCTTGGCCTTGACGTACAGCTCGCCGTTGTTTCGCGTCGCGACCGGTACCTCGCGGTACACGCCACCCTCGACGATCACTGCGACCTCACCCTCGCGCAGCTGGAACATCCCGCTCATACGGTCGCCAGCGCCGCGACCGCGGCGATCCACGTTGCAACGAGGAACACCGCGAGCAGCGCGCGGTGGAGCCGCGTGGTGTCGAGCTTGCGCCCCAGATCGTAGACTTCTGCGCGCATCTGCGTGAGCGCCGCGTACGTGCAGTCGAGTTCCTCGCCGTACTCTTTCCTGACCTGTTGAACACGGTTGTCTATTTCCGCTCGCCGGATCGCGACCATACGCGCCGCCTCGGTCGCATCGCGCAACAGGGCGGCGGTCTTATCCAGCTTGTGCAGCGCGTCGGTGTTGGCCGTACTGGCACGCTCGGCGTCCTGCGCCATGTTGCGTACGGTGGCGTTCGCCTTTGGCGTCGGGCGCTCGAGCAGCTTGTGAAGGTTGACCCGCGCCGCGCGCATGTCGTTGATTACTTCTGCGATCGCGTCGCGCGTATCGCGCAGCTTGTGGTACGCGCGCACGTACATGTGCTGCTTGTCTTCCTCGTTCTCTTTGGCGTTCACGTTCGCCCCGTATTCTTCAGTCGTCATGGCTATCTCCATCAGGTTGTCGTGCTCTGGCGCACGCGATCCCGGCCCGCGCGGAGCCGGTCACGGCTGCGTCAGAGTGCGACGTACGCGCCGCTGCGCAGCAGTGTGAAACCGTCGGTCGTCGTGAGGTTTACGTGAGTAGTTTTCATAATTGTCATAGGCGGGTCGACGCGCCCGTCACGGTATAGCATATCAACGGCGCCGCCGGAGCGTACGCACATGAACGCGTCCTGCCCCGCCGTGTGCACTTGAAATATGTCGTCGTTCGCGGCTACATCGCGCATCGACATGACGTAGCACGGGGACATGCCGCCCAGCCACCCGCCCCAGCCGTGCTCGACCGGGTCTTTCAGCTTGCCCGTGGCGCGCAGTGTGTCCATGGCGCGGGTGAAACGGGCGTGTCCGTGCAGCGTGTTATCGTCGATCTCGAAAACGACGACGTCGTTGGTCAGGTCGGTCAGATCGTAGGTCATTGTTTTGGTCCTTTCGGGTTGCGCTATAGTAGGTACCTAGCATCTCGGGTACCTGTAGTCAAGTGTCGCGTTTCGTTTAGCCGAACAGTTCATCCAGCAGGTCGCCGATCTCGGCGATCTCGGCCAGCTCGAGGCTTATCTCGACAGTCAACATTCGGTAGTCGCAGCAAGGGCAGGTGCGCCGACGCTGCACCGTCTCGAAGCCGAAACGGTGCAGCGTACGCGTGTCTTTAACTTGCAGCTTCGACCCGTCTTTCGGGCAGGTGACGACGCTTTTCATCTCAATTTTCCTTTCGTTCACGCCTCGACCATGACTTGCTCGCAGTCACCGCAGCGTACGTAGATACCCTCTTTGCCCCACACGTTATTGCCGCACTCGGGGCAGGTGTGTTTGACCTTGGAACGGTCGGCCTTCCGCAGCACGCCGACACGCTTCGAGAACAGCGACATGTCGAACCCGGCGCGCGCGATCGCCTCGTCGCAGGCGGCGTCAAACCGTCCGCCTTCGTCAATGGTGTGCGTGAAGTTCCGCCCAGATCGCTTGCCCGCGCAGTTGCCGACCCCGACCGGGGTCAGGCCGATGCGTTCCATCCATTCGCACCATTCTTTGTTGTGCCCGGTCTTGGAAGGCTTGCCGAAGCAGTGCTGCTCGTGGTGGACCATCTCGTGCGCGAGGGTGGACAGCACCTCTTTCGGCGTGCGGCCCATGCTCTCGGGGTTCAGCGCGATCTCGCTCATCTGCGCGTTTTCCTCGCCCTGTACCTGCCACATGTCTTGCCAGAAGTAGCCGTGCGCGTTGCGCTTGCGGTGCAGCACGATGATCGCCGGCGGCAGGCGCCCGTCGAACAGCTCGGCGTTGAAGTGGTCGAACGCGGCGTACAGGGTGTCATAGACGGCCTTGGTTTTGTTGTCGGTCATGTCGAGGTTCCTTCGGTTAAAAACATATCGTACGACGTACCTAACACGCTTCAGGTACCTAGGTCAAGCCCTCATCGCCGCGGCCTGCGGAACTCACCCGCGCGCACCGCCGCGTTGAACCGCTCTACCACCTCGGGGTCGTCAAACACCCATTGCCGCACGCCGCGCTCGGCGACGTATGAGCTGTGCTCGCCGTACTCGGCCACCGGCACGAGATCGGGGCAGACGTCGGTGCCTGTGGCGGTCATGCCGCGCTTGTCATTGGTCATGTGTCAGTCCTCCATTAAAGCTAGGTTGCGCGATAGCGCCTTGGCAATCCTGTCGCGCGCGGGCTTGTCAATGTACCCGATCTGCGTCGCGCCCGCTAGGATGCGCAGAGGCTGTATCATCACCCACGCGCCGCAGTGGCCGAACTTCGGGTGCCCTGTGGCGATCGCCCCCGTGTAATCGCCCTGTGACGTGATCGCGACGACGCACACCTGCTGATCCCAGCTTCCGTGTCCGTCCTCGACCCACAACACCATCCACGGTCGGGGCTTCATGCAGCCCCAGCCGTGTCGGAACACCGTACCCGGCGCCAGTGGCGCCGGGGGTGTGTCTCCGCGCTCGCGGCTGGTCATAGGACCAAGAGGCGCTCGATCTCGTGTTCCAGCGCGCGCATGTACGTCTCGGCGTGCGACATGCGCACTTCCAGCTTTTGCACGTCGCCATGTGCGACCGAGCCTTCTTCCGGTTGTTCCATGTCGACGTCGTTTACACCGAGCAGGCGATCCGTGTTCGCCCGCAGCTGCGCCACCTTGTCCGATAGCTTGGCGATATGGTCGTACATGCGGTCGTGTAGCTCGTCGAGCCGCCCGCTGTGCTGTGCGCCAAGGGTGGTCATTGCTTGTGCCTTGTCCATAGTCTCAGTCTCCGTTGTCGAGCAGGATCGCTCAGTGACGCCGCCCGCCCGGGGCGGCGCTGCTGAGGGGTCAGTAATCTTTGCCGTCGCCCGGTACGTCAGACGCGCGCACGCTCATCGCGGCTAGGCTCTTGGGCGGTACACGCGCTTGGTCAGCGTCAATCGCTTCGAGGATTTCCTTGATCTTGATGCGGTGGGCGACGATGAACGAGATGGAGCGGTGGTCCAGCTGAGGGCCGCTCGCCGTGGTCTGCCTTTGTCTAGCAAACTCCATCAAGTCAGCGGCGCCCGCGCTGGCGCGGGTCGTGTGCAGAGTGCCGTCTTCGGCCCGGTATGCGGTGGTCTTTTCCATTGTAGTGTCCTTTCAGGTTGGTGGTCAGTTGTGCGCTTACAGCAGATACTCGGCGATCCACTCTTTCAGCTCGTCGGTGGTGCGAGCTTCGCGGAAACGCCGCTCTCTGGTCGCCTCGTGCTTGCGCTGAAGGTCCAGCTCGTGCGCGGCTTCCATACAGAAGTGGCACACCGTGTCACCGCGGGCGTGCGCTGCTGCGCCGACTTTGCCGGTGCAGCTCGTCGAGATACCGCTCGCGCAGTCCGGTTGTAGCGCGCGGGCCTTCAGCGCGGTGTCGCGCTTGTCAGCGTACACGTGTCCGTGGGCCTCGCAGTAACGCTTGTGCCCCCAGCGGCGGTGATACACCGCCTGCTCGCGGCACCCGTCCTTCTTGCACTGTGGCATGGTCGTCTCCAATCATCTCGCGAAGTTGTGCCTCTTGGTTTGCCCGTGCGGTGTCCCATGCGGTGTCCCCTGCGGCGCCCCGTGCGGCGCCCCATGCGGCGCCCCGTGCGGCGGCCCGTGCGGCGGCCCGTGCGGCGTCCCATGCGGCGCCCCATGCGGCGCCCCGTGCGGCGTCCCGTGCGGCGGCCCGTGCGGCGTCCCATGCGGCGTCCCGTGCGGCGTCCAGATCTTCATCTGTGGCGGTGTCATCACGTGCCGTTTCGATTGCCTTGCGTGGCCTGTTGTCGTCGGGGTATTTCGCCTCAAACAAGCGCAGCACCTGTTCAGCACACCACGCGGAAAAGTGTCGGTTCAGGCGGTCGTCCGGCATACCGTGGGACAGCACCCACAAGGCGTCATCCAAGTCGTTACTGTCCAGCACCGTCAGCAGATCAAGCGGCTCGTCGTCTGCTTTGGTTTTGCCGAGGTGCGCCAGCAGCTTTTTCCAGCCTTCTTCGCAGGGCGAGGCTGTGCGAATGCGGTTCAACGTGGTTGTCGTGTTGTATGCGGTCATGTCACTGAACCTTCCCAGTCTCGATCGCGTTCGCGATCTTGCGCATGTTCTCGACGATCAAGGTTTTTTCGGGGTCGTCTATGTCGTAAGGCAGCGAGCCGAGCTCGATCGCATCGTCGACAACATCGCCGCGCAGCGCCTCGGACAGCACATAAATCAGCTGCTCTTCGTTGTCGCGCAGCATATCAGCCATCTGGTCGCGCCCGATCTGGGTCACAGTGGTATAGTCGGTCATGTTCGTCTCCATCAGGTTGTCGAGCCTGAGTGCTCGGGATCGGGGCGGCGCGCCGCCCCTCACCGGAAAACTCAGAACGACGGGTTGCGCTTGTCGTGGTGCCCTTGAACCATGGCGAAGGTGCCGCCGCTTAGCCAGCGCGCAGATAGGCTCTTGGGGACACTTCTACTGGGCGCGTGACGGTGGAACACCGTGCCGTCGTCTGTCTTGATACGGTGCATGGACGGCGAGATGCTGGCGATTTTGCCGCACGGGCAATAGTCACCGTTGAAACCCATGCTGACCGCGTCGCCGACCTTCGGCGCTCGAATGACGTCATACCGCGGCATGACGCGAGGGCCGGCGTCGACGGGGAGGTAAAGCTCACCCATGAACCGACTAGCCGCGGCAGCGTAGTCCGTCGCGCTACCTATGCTGGGCATCATATCACCGCGGTGGACGATACGACCACCAGCGCGGTTTATGACTTCTCGTTCTTCGCGGCTCGGGGTTTCTTCGGTTACTTGGACGACGTTGTGTTCGTCGTTGAGGATAATGTAGAGCATCTGTCTGGTCTCTCTTTCGGTTGCGTATGACAGGTACCTAGCACCTGTCAGGTACTCGTACAAGTGCTTATTTAGCAACACTCTCGATGCGCTGAAAAATGTGTCACGAGTGCTGATACACTTTTCGGGGCGCTCAATATTGACGTTCCTGTTGCGTTCCGTTTTGGGACATGTCCCAAGGGGTCGGTTTTTGGTACGTGTCCCAAGCTCGTGTCCCAAGAATTTGTGTTTGGCGCCAGCTGGTTAGCGCCTCTTGGGACTTTGGGACACGAACTTTTAATAGTTTTTCGGGGAACTTAAATAGGTTAATGTTCCCCTTTTGTTCTTTTATACAAATTCTGTAATAAATTTGGGACTTTTTCGTGTCCCAAAGTCCCAAAACGCCGCAAGCCGTTGAGATCACAGCGGAAATCTTGGGACACGCAATCCACGGTTGAATGTCCCAAGATCGCCGCCAAAACGCGCAAGCCGTTGTAAACGCAGGCGTAATCGCTTGGGACACGGGACATTTGCCCCGTGTCCCAAACTTTTTACAACCAGAAGGGTAGTATTTGACGCTTCGCCGCGACGCGTGTAGTTTCCGCCGCATGAGCACGAGCACACCTGACACCCCGATCGACCGCGCGAAGTTCGACGTTCACCCCAACGTCGACGCCAGCTTCACGACGCGCGTGCTGTTGCCGCGCAAACGCCGCATGGTGGACGCGTACGTGCGCACCGGATCACTGAAGGCCGCGGCAGAGGCGAGCGGCTACAGCCCCGGCACGGTCAAGAAGTACATCGAGACCGACAAGGACGTGCAGAAAGCGATCGGCGAGATCGTCGACCAAGCCGCGATCCTGTCAGGCGTGACGCTGGAGCGCGTGCTGCAAGAGTACGCACGCATCGCCTTCGCCGACATCGGTGAGCTTGTGGACCTGTTGAAGGTCTCAGACAGCCCGGACGACGTGCTGCTGGCGCTATCTGATCTACCGTCGGACATCACCGCCGCTATCTCGGAGATCAACCTAGACCGTACGACGAAGAGCACAGATGACGGAGACGTCGTCACGGGACGCGTCAAGATCAAGCTGCTCGACAAGAAGGGAGCGCTGCAAGACCTCGGGCGGATGCTGAGCCTGTTCAAGGACACGATCGTCGTCGAGGACACCCGCGGGTTCGGGGACCGGTTGGAACGCGCGATACAGAAAATAGAAAGGTTGGGCGATGACGAGTAGCCCGGGCGAACTGGTTGAAATTGAGTGGGTCGACAGCGCGTCGTACGACGCATGGCACCGCGACGACGGCGAAGAGTACGCGCTCGTGTTTTGCACGACGGTCGGCTATCTCACACGCGAGCACGCGGATCGCTTAGTAGTGGTGCAGAGCTCGAACAACGCCGAGCAGCGCGCCGGGGTGATGATAATCCCGCTAGCGTGCGTCCGACGCGTGACCGTACTAGGGCCGCAGCAGCATGGCTAAGCCGAGCCTGAGCTCGAAAGAGCTGGACCAGCTCGCCGATCTGGCGGCAGCTGCACGCTACGACCCGCTGTTGTGGGCCGAGACGGCGTGGGAGTGGGGGCAGGGTGATCTGAAGGGCAAAGACATCCGCTTTTGGCAGGCCGAGATCATGGACGAGATCGCGGAGCACCTGCAAAACCCTGAAACACGCTACACACCGCTGAAGATTTCCGTGGCGTCCGGGCACGGGATCGGCAAATCCGCAGAGATGGGCATGGTGTCGAACTGGGCGATGTCGTGCCACCGTGGCGCCCGCGTGGTTATCACTGCGAACACCGAGGGGCAGCTGCGTACGAAGACCTCGCCCGAGGTGGCGAAGTGGTTCTCGACGTCAGTGTCTGCGCCGCTGTTCGACATCGACACGCTCAGCATCAAGGCCAAGCAAGAGACGAAGGACATGGCGTGGTCGATGGACTTCACGCCGTGGTCAGAACACAACACCGAAGCGTTCGCGGGTTTGCACAACGAGGGCCGGATCATCGTGCTGTTGATGGACGAGGCGTCCGGGATCGCGGCTAAAATCTGGGAGGTCGCCGAGGGCGCGCTGACCGACGAGAACACGATCCTGATCTGGATCGCTTTCGGGAACCCGACGCAGAACAAGGGTGAGTTCCGCAACTGTTTCAAGCACACGATCGGCAACGACTGGAAAACCAAACAGATCGACAGCCGCACGGTCGAGGGCACGAACAAGGAATATCTGGACGGGCTGGTGCGCAAGTACGGCGAGGACAGCGACCGGATCAAGGTGCGTGTGCGCGGAATGTTCCCGTCGTCGTCCAGCCGCCAGATGATCCCGACGCATGTCGTAGACGCAGCGTACGGGCGGCACTACCCCAAGAGCAGCTATGACTTCGCCCCGGTGATCCTGACGTGCGATCCGGCGTGGACGGGGAGCGACGATCTGGTGATCGCCAAGCGGCAAGGTCTCGTGTTCGAGATACTCGACGTGATCCCGAAGAACGACAACGACATCGAGATCGCGACCAAGATCGCGCGGTACGAAGACAAGTACGACGCCGACGCGGTGTTCATCGACCTCGGTTACGGGACAGGTATCGCATCCGCGGGCAAGACATGGGGCCGCTCGTGGGAGCTGATAAACTTCGGCGCAAAGTCGCCCGAGCCCGGCTTCGCTGACATGCGCGCGTTTATGTACAATGCCGCGCAAACGTGGATGGAAGAGGGTGGGTCGATCCCGCCGGATAACGGCCTGTACGAAGAGCTGCTGTCGATCGAGACCCTGCCGGACAACAACGGGATCGTGCGTCTGAAATCGAAGGAGCAGATGCGCGAGGACGACAACACGGCGTCCCCCAACAAGGCCGACGGGCTGGCGCTCAGTTTCGCGCGCCCGGTCGTAAAAAAGCGGCAGACCGATCGCGACGCGGAGTTGCGCAACCGGCAGGCGCTGGCGCAGGCGAGCAGCAAGTACATAAACCAGCACGGCGAGTACGACCCGCACGCCTGATAGACACCGGAGCGGTCGTGCGGTAAGGTGCGCGAAACGAACGAGCAGGACAGACCATGTGCAAGGTGAAGACGCCCAGTTACACACCGCCCCCGTCGTACGCACGGGCAGCGGAACCGGACAACGCCGCGATGTATGACGAGGCCATGACCCGTGCAGCGACACGCGGCGGCGGCGTGCAGCGCAGCACGATCTTGTCCGGCCTGCGCGGCACAACCAAACCCCCGACGCTCGGGGCGCAGACCGGCGTGCGCAACGCGACGGTGCTGGGGTAAACCATGGACGACGAGAAACGCATCAAACAGCTAAACGCGGTCGGGGACAGCTTGAAAGAGCTGCGGCGTCCGTACGAGCCGCACTTCGCCGATCTGGGCGACAACTTCATGCCGCGCCGATCGAGGTTCTCAAAGGGCAAGGACGGACGACCGGCGAATGCCGTGAACAGCCGCATCCTCAACGGCAAGCCGCGGCTTGCGCTGCGTACGCTGCAAGGCGGGATGCACGCCGGGATCACCAGCCCGGCGCGCCCGTGGTTTCGCCTGATCCCGAAGGACGACGGGCTGCGTGATTACGCGCCGGTCAAAGAACACCTGAGCGCAGCCCAGCGCGAGATGCGGCAACTGCTGCAATCGTCCGGCCTGTACACGATGCTGCACACCATGTGGGGCGATCTCGGGCTGTTCGGCTACGACGTCGCGATCGTGGAAGACCACGCGATGCGTGGTCTGCACGGACAGGCGCTGGTCCCCGGCGAGAGCTGGATCGGAGCCAACGCATCCGGCATGATTGACGCGCTGTACCGCGAATACCGCGCGACGGTGAAGCAGCAGGTCGCGAAGTTCGTGTACCGCAACGATCCGCAGAACATCCCCGACTGGTCCAAGGTCGACGGCGCCGTAAAGCGTGCGTGGGACAACGGGAACCACGGCGAGCGGATGCCTGTGCGGCACCTGATTATGCCGCGGTACGCCCGCGACCCGAACCGCCCGACCGCGGACAACAAGCCCGTGATGTCGGTGTACTGGGACGAGCGCGGCAACATCATGGGAGACTTGGGCTACGACATCAGTCCGATCCTCGCATCGCGGTGGGACGCCGAGGGGACCGACACGTACGCCAACTCCCCGGCGATGGACGCGCTGGGCGACGCCAAAGAGCTGCAACGCAAAGAGCGGGATAAGGCCGAGGCAATCCGGCGCATGAACCGCCCGCCGATGAACGCACCCAACGACATGCGCAACAGCCCGTTCTCGCTGATGCCCGAGGCGGTCAACTTTATGACCGACCCCTCGAACGGCATGACGCCGGCGATAAAGGTCATGCCGCCGATCAGTGAGATGCGCGAAGACATCAGGGACAGCGAAGACCGGATCGACGAGGCGATGTACGCCAACCTGTTCCTGATGATCTCGAACCTCGACCGGCGCCAGATCACGGCGCGCGAGGTCGACGAGCGTCACGAAGAGAAGCTGCTCGGGCTGGGCCCGGTGCTGGAACGTCAGCACCAAGAGAAGCTGTCAGTGATTATCCGCCGCACGTACAACAAGGTCGTTGACAGCGGGCGCGTGCCGCCGCTGCCGCCCGAGCTGGCCGAGATGGGCGTCGAGATCGACTACATCTCGACGCTGGGTCAGGCGATGAAGGCCGTGGCGACCGGCGGGATCGAGCGCCTGTACGGTTTTGTCGGCAACGTGTCGGCGGTCGACGGGTCGGTACTGGACAACATGAACAACGACGAAGCGACGCGCGAGTACGCGGACATGGTCGGTGTACCGCCGAACGTGGTTCGCCCGGCCAGCGAAGTCGAAGACCTGCGTAAGCAACGCGCGGATCAGATCAAAGCCCAGCAGGCGATGGATCAGGCGCAGCAGATGGCAGAGACCGCGCAGAGCGGCGCCAACGCGTCGAAGGTGCTGTCTGAGGCGGGGCAGCCACGCGGTGACCGGGACATTCTCGGCGAGCTTGGCCTTGGTTGACGCGAGCGGGTAAATGAGGGTATGACGATCAGATGAACCAGAGCAACATGTCCAGAGGCCAAAAACGGGCCGCGCAGCAGATGCGAAACGACGTGGAAGCCGTGCTGGCGCACGAGCCGACTATGCGTTTCCTGTGTCGCATTCTGGTCGAGTGCAGGTACCATGAAGACCCTTTCGCCGGCAACAGCAACACGACGTTCAGGAATGTCGGCGAACAGGAAGCAGCACGGAAGATCGTACGCGCCTTGCAGGCAGTCGACCCGGACGCGCTGGTAAAGCTGCTGACTGTTGCAGCCAAACAACGTGGCCGAACAGGCGACGTACAGGAAAGAACTGACGATGAATAAGTACACACTGTTGCAGCTCTTCCAGATCAAAACTGCCCTGTTTGCACCGGCTGAAGAAGCAGGTGGGGGTGGCGACACGACTGACGGAGAGGCAAAAGGCAGCGATGGGGTTGGTGAAGCAGAGGATACCTCGACCACCGACACGGTTCTGGGCGGCGATCAGGCGGACGGTAAAACCGACGACACTGGCGATGCGACAGACGACGACGCCAAAGACGACGACGAAGCCGGCGAAGGCAAGGACGACAAGGACGAGACCCCCGACGAAGCCGATCAGGTGCCCGAGGATGGATCGTACGAGTTTGAACTGCCTGAAGGCGTTGAACTGAGCGACGAAGACAAGGAGAGCTGGTCGAAACAGTTTTCCGAGATCGGCCTGACGCGCGCGCAAGCGCAGTCGCTGATCGCAGCGCAGGCGGAACGGGTGGCGGGCGAGCAGAAGGCGTTCAGCGACTTCTTGCAGAAGCAGCAATCCGACCATCTGGAAGCGGCCAAGAAGGACAAGGACATCGGTGGCGACAAATGGGCTGAGACCCAAAAGCTCGCAAACGCTGGCCTGAAACTGCTGGGCGGCGACGCGATCAAAAAGCTGATCCTTTCGTCGGGGAACGGCAACAATCCCGAGATGATCCGCGAGCTGCGGCGCCTCGGTGAACTTGCCAAGGACGACACCTTCGAGAGCGGCTCGTCGACAGAAGCGACCGTGCCCACGGAAAAATCGTGGTACGGAGACACGACACCCGATACCAAGAAAGGCTAAAACATGGCAACGGTAGGGAATACGTATCTGACGCTGGCGGACCTTCGTCGGCAGCAGAACAAAGACGACACCATCGCGGACATCCTCGAGATCATGGCGCAAGAGCTGCCCATGCTGGGCGACGGACCTGCGATCGAATGTAACTCGGGTGACGAGCACCTGACCACGATCCGCGCAGGGCTGCCCTCGCCGACGTGGCGTAAGCTGTACACCGGCGTGCAGCCGTCGAAAGGCACCACGACCCAGATCAAGGACAGCACCGGGTATCTGGAAGACTGGTCCGAAGTCGACGCGAAGCTGGTCGACAAAGCGAAGAACCCGCAGAAGTTCCGCATGAACGAAGCGACGGCGCATATCCACGGGATCGCGCAAGAGCTGGGGCGTACGGTGATCTACGGCGACACGACCACCGACCCCGAGAAGTTTCTGGGCATCGAAGCGCGGTACAACTCGCTGACCGCCGCGAACGGCAACCAGATCGTTGACGCCGGCGGGACCGGCAGCGACAACACCTCGATCTGGTTCATCGGCTGGGGCGAAATGGGTACGCACTTCCTGTACCCCGAAGGCTCGGAAGCCGGCCTGAAGCGCGAAGACAAAGGTCTGGACACCACCAAGGACGCCAACGGCGGCCTGTACGATGTCTACCGCGAGAAGTTCTCGCAGGACGTCGGGCTGACCGTCCGTGACTGGCGTGTGAACGCGCGGATCGCGAACATCGACGTAACCGCGCTGACCTCGGATGCAGCGACGGGCGCCGACCTGATCGACCTCATGGTCACGGCGTACTACCGTCTCGACAACCCGGGGCGCACGGGCACCAACACCGTGATCTACTGCTCGCGCACGATCGCGGAGTACCTGCACAAGCAGGCGATGAACAAGACGAACGTCAACCTGACGCTGTCTGAAGTCGAAGGCCGCCCGATCGTCAAGTTCCTCGGCTACGAAATCCGCCGCATGGACACGATCCTCGAGACGGAAGAGCGCGTCGTCTAAGACGTAGCGTTCACCGGCGTCCCTAACGGGGCGCCGTCCACGCACACACAAGGAAAAGACCAATGATTTATGATGCAGAGAGCCTGTTCTCGGATGCGCAGGCGATCACCGCCACCGCCGCTTCGACGAACGTGATCGACCTTGGCACGCCCGGTACGCCGCAGCACGCCAAGGGGCCGATCTCGCAAGACCTCGGTCGTGCGACTGCGAAGCCGTGGCGTATCCAAGTCGTCGAGAGCTTCAACAACCTGACCAGCCTGACCGTCGCGGTACAGGTCGACGACAACGAAGCCTTCGCATCGCCGAAGACTGTTGGCTCGATCGTCGTCCCGCTGGCCAATCTGGTTGCAGGGTACGTGATCCCGCCCGAGTACATCCCGGCGGGGACCAACGAGCGGTATCTGCGGCTGTACTACACCGTGACCGGCACGGCGCCGACCGCCGGCGCGATCACTGCCGGGCTGGTGTTCGGCAACGAAGGCTGGGCCGTCTGATGGACGTCGTGGCAACCCAGAAGGGCAAGTACGGGCAGCTGCGTGACCGCGGTGACGTGTTCACGCTGACCGATCCTGAACACCACAGCAAGGTCTGGATGGCTGAGATGGGGACGCCGGAAGCGGAGGCTGTGCTGCGTGAGACGGGCGTAACCGCCGGGATCACGCAAGAACAGATCGACGCCGAGGTCACTGCGGCAGGTCTGAAGGCCAGCGAGAGCGTCAAAGTCAAGGCGCTGCAAGCACGCGTCGCGGAGCTCGAAAAAGAGCTGGAAGACGCGCGCAAAAACGCGGCGGCTGAACCCGAGCCCAAGCCCGAGCCCGGGCCCGAGCCCGGGCCCGAGCCCGAGCCCGAGCCCCAACCCGAGCCCGAGCCCCAACCCGACCCGGGGCAGGCAGGCACCGCGACTGATCCCAAAGAGGTCGCGGACACCGAGCAGCCGAAGCGCGCGACACGCCGCACCCGGCGCGCATGAGCAAGTGACGGGCGCTACGGCGCCCGTCACGGTTAACACACAAAGGGTGGCACTATGGCCGTAGCGAGCAAAATCGACATCTGCAACATGGCCCTTGCGCACCTCGGCAAGCCCAGCATCACCAGTCTGACAGACGGCAGCCCTGAAGCACGCACGTGTGCGCGGCTGTACGACGGCGCGAGACGCGCGAGCTTGGTCAGAAGCCCGTGGACATTTGCGCGCCGTACGCGTGCGCTGTCCGTCGTGGCGGACAACCCGCTGAGCGACTTCTGGTCGACCCGGTACGATCTTCCGAAAGACATGCTGAAGATACACCGCCTGCTCGAAGACCCGTCGGACCCGATGGGCAACCATCTTCCGATCGCGTCGTATGTCGAAGAAGGCTCGGTATTCGCTAACACGGAAGGGCTGTACCTGCTGTTCATCGTCGACAGTGAGCAGACGCAACGGTGGTCCGCGCTGTTCGACGACGCGGTCGCTTTGCAGCTGGCCGCGCGGATGGCGCCCACGCTGACGCGTCGTAAAGGTGACGTCAACGAGCTGCGCGATGCGTACGTCGACGCGATCGGGCTCGCCGCGGAGGTTGACGGGCAGCAAGAGAGCGCGACATACACATTCCACGAGGGCGGGTACGCGGACGATCGAGCCGCCGGCAGCGTCTGGGAGTAACACATGGTCCGTATTGTCCAAGGGTCGTTGAACGGCGGCATCATCTCTGGCGGGATGTACGCCCGGACAGACACCGAGAAGTTTCAGAAGGGTCTGAAAGACGCGGTCAACGTGTTCGTCAGGCCGCAAGGCGGGGTGTCCAACCGAGCGGGCTTCGCCGGCGCCACGCGTTTCGATACGTCGAACGGCGTGGCGTCGCAGTGGCTGCTGCCCTTCTCGTTCAACACCGAACAGACCTACCACCTCGAGTTCGCCGACGCGGCGTTCCGGGTGATCCGTAGCGGCGCGTACGTGCTGGATACGACGGTCGGCGAGATCGGGATCACGGCGGTGACAACGGCTGCCGCGGCGAAGATCACTCTGACCGATCCGCTGGACGCCGCGAAGTTCCCTGTCGGGTGCCTCGCGTATCTGACAGACCCCGCGGGGTCGCACGCGCTTCACGAGGCGTACGTACGCGTGACCGGAGCAGCAGGCGCAGACCTGTCGTTCGAGGTTTTCGACGGCACCGAGCTGGACACGACTGTGGGAGCGTGGGGCGCGATCGGCGCGGGGGCCGCGCTGCAAAAGGTGTACGAAGTGGCGCACACGTACGCGCTGGCTGATCTTCCTGACGTCGCGTACGCTCAGGACGCAGACACGATGTACTTGACGCATGACTTGTACCCGCCGCGCAAGGTCGGCAGGTTCGATCACGACGACTGGTTTATCTCGGACGTCGTGTTCGCGCCCAGTGTGGCGCAGGTGCAGACGGCGACGGCGACGATCACCGCGGCAACGAAGACGAACCCGGTGGTTGTGACCGCCGCAGCGCACGGTCTGGCGGAGGGCGACGGGTTCTCGATCGCGGACGTGGCAGGCATGATCGAGATCAATAACAAGGTGTTCACAGCCGGCGCGGTAACGACCGACACGGTCGAGCTGAAAGATATGGCAGGCGAGCCGGTGGACGGCACCGCGTACGTCGCCTACACGAGTGGCGGCGCGATCAGCTCGCCCGGCACAGCGTACAAGCTGAGCGCCGACGCCGACCCGCTGGACCTTGTGACGTACAGCTACGCCGTCGCGGCAATCGACAGCGACACTTTCGGCGAAGGGCTGCCGACCGAACTCTTCACAGTTGACAACGATCTCTTCTACAAGGGCGGCGTGAACTACATCGGATGGCGGGCAGTGCCCGACGCGTCGCGTTACGCGGTGTATCGCATGTACGCAGGGTCGCTCGGCTACATCGGCACCACGGTGAGCACGGTTTTCACCGACGAAAACATCACGGCGGACACAGCGACAGGCGTTCGGCTCGATCGAAATCCGTTTGCGGCAGCCGGGGATTACCCCGCGGTGGTCTCGTTTTACGAGCAACGGCTCATTTTTGCGGCGACGATCAATGATCCGCAGCTGGTGGAAGCGTCGCGCGTCGGGGACGTTGAGAATTTCTGCAACTCGTACCCGGCGCTGCCGGATGATGCGTTCCGGTTCCGTGTGCGCGACCGGCGGGTGAACCATATCCGGGCGCTGGTGCCGGCGGAGAGCTTGACGATCCTGACGAGCGGCGGCGAGTGGGAGATCGCACCGCAAGGCGACGGCGAGTATCTTCGTCCCGACAAGCGCCGGTTGTCACCGCGCACCAACTACGGATCGTCGGCGCTGCCGCCGCTGTTTACCGGCAGCGTGGTGCTTTACATCGAGCCGTCGAAGAACGTCGTACGGGACTACCGACCGAACGATTTCAGCACGCCGCCGGGCGATCTCACGATCGTCGCGCGCGATCTGTTCGAGGATCGCGAGATCGTGTCTTGGACGTACGCAGCGGCGCCGCACAAACTGGTTTGGGCGGCGCTGGACGACGGTACGCTGCTGTCTATGACGTACGTGCCCGAGCATGACGTATGGGCGTGGACGCGGCACGATATGGGGACTGCGAAGGTAAAGCAGGTCAGCTCGGTGAGAGAAGGGAATGACGACGTTGTCTATGCGGTCGTCGCGCGGCAGTTGGGCGGTAAAACCGTGACGCTGACCGAGCGACTGGCGCGGCGTGAAGACACCGACATCAAGCTGGCGATGTATCTGGACGCGGGATATATCGCGGACTTTGGCGGGCCTGTGTCGACGGTTCAGGGGCTGCTGCACCTGCGCGGCGAGACGGTGACCGTGCTCGCGGACGGAGACGTGATCGAGGGTCTGGTCGTCGACCAGACAGGGACTGTCGATCTCGGGACGCGCGCGGCGACAAACATCAGCGTCGGGCTGTCGTACGAAAGCCTGATCGAGACGCTCGACGTGCAGTTCGAGATCAAGAACTACGGCTCGTCGGACGGGCGGTACAAGGCGACCGCCGAGATGTCGCTGAAAATACGACGTACACGCGGTATCGAGACGGGCACGTCGCTTGACCGGATGCACGGTAGCAAAGAGTGGACGGCTGATCTCGTCGGCGGCCCGATCCCGTTGAAGTCTGAGACGCAGCTGGTGACCGTGTCCGGCGACTGGGACCGGGACGCGACGATGTACGCGCGTCAACGAAACCCGCTGCCAATGACGATACTCAGCATCGGGCCGGACTGGGAGGTATCAGAGTGAGCATTCGCATCGTACCGATTGACAAGCCTAACGACGCAACGCGCAGCGTGTCGCTGAGACTACGCGACGAGGACGTACACGAGCTGTGGGCACTGGGTCGGGTAGCGCCGAAAGAGGCTGTGGTGCGGTCGGTGCAGATGTCGACCGAGGCGTACGTGGTGATGGCGGACGATGAACCGATTGCGGTCTTCGGGGTGTACATCCCGGTGCTGGGGCGCACGGGTGTGCCGTGGTTTCTGGGGACACGCGAGGTTGACCGGCACGCGCGCGCATACGTGCGGATGGGGCGGAGATACATCGCGCACCTGCTGGATCGTTGCGACGTGCTGATGAACATGGCGTCTGCGGAGAGCACGACGTCGCTGCGCTTCCTATCTGCCATGGGCTTTGATATACACGAACCAGTGGTGCTGCCGAGCGGCGCACGCGCGGTGACCTTCAGCATGGAGAAAAACGACAATGTGTGAACCGACCACGCTAATGATCGCGAGCACAGTTGTCAGCACGCTGGGGACGATGCAGCAGGCGTCTGCGGCGTCTGCAAACGCCAAGTTCCAACAGCAGATCGCGCTGGATAACGCCGCGCGGACGACCGAGCAGATGCGCGACGCGAACGAACGCGGCGCGGATCAGGAGCAACAGGTCAGGGCCGAGGGTGCTAAGGTGCTCGCGAACACCCGCGGCGCGCTGGCGGCCAATAACATGGACCTGACAGTGGGCTCGCCGCTGGACACGATCTTGCAGACCAGCATGGAAGTCGAGCGTGACGCGTATCGCGTCCGTCGGAACACGCAGTACGAGGTGCGCGATCTCGAGATGCAGCGCACGAACCAGCTGAACCAGTCCAGCGCGTACGGCGCCGAGGCTAAAAACGCGCGCACGGCGGGCTTCATCGCCGGCGCGGGGACCGCGCTGAGTGGCGCGTCGGACGTCTACAAATATCGAGCGTCGATCGAGTAAGGGGCGGCAATGGCAAGTGTACCGGAATATGAGCGCAGGGTTCAGCTGCGTGCGGAGAACCAGCAAGGTGTCAACGTACGCACGTCCGCAGACACCTTCGGGGCTCAGGTGGGCCGCGCGGCTGAGCAGGTTGGCGTCGGCATGGCTGACGCGGCTGCCGCGATCGACTACCGCGACCAGCTAAACGCTGACGCCGAGGCGCGCGAGGCGTACGACAACTACCGATACGATCAGCGCGAGGCGTTGCGTGCACCAGAAACCGGCTACCTGAACCGCACCGGCGGGAACGCAGCGGGGGCGCAGCAAGACGCCGAGGCCAAGCTCGACGATCTCGACAAGCGCCACGGCGAGGGACTGTCGCCGCGCGCGCGCAAGAAGTATGACGCGCTTGTCGGCGAACTGAAGGATCAGGCGCACCAGAGCCTGCTCACGCACACGTCGGGCGAGAGCCGTAACTACATCGTGAACCAGCGTAAATCCACGATCTCGGGTTACGTGGAAGAAGCCGCGACCAACTGGAATGACGAGGCGCTGTTCGAGCGTAACCTCGGGCTGGCGCTGGCTGAGCAGACACAGCTGGCAAACCTGCAAGGCTGGGACGCCGCGTCCCAAGAGCGGGCGGCGGAGGAGCTGGTATCGCAGACGTTCCGACAGCGCATCATCCTAGCCGCGACGAACGACCCGATCGCAGCCAAAGAGCTGCTGGACAACAGCCGAGACATGTTGAACGCGGCTGATGAGCACGCGCTCGACACCAACTTGAAGCAGCTCGTGATCGACGCTAAAGCGACGCGCGCGGTGCAGCCGTTCGTCCGCCGCGGCGGCGGCGGCGCAGACCCGTACCTGAGCTCGGTGACGCGTGCGGAAAGCGGCGGTAACCCGAATGCGGCAAACAACAAGGCAAATCCCGGCGTCGCCGCGGCTGACGGGAGCGCGTCGTCTGCGCTGGGGCCGCACCAGTTCCTGCGCGGCACGTACCTTGGGACAGTAAAAGAGCTGCGCGCAGCCGGGGGCGCCAAGTGGGCCGAAGGTTTGACCGACGACGAGATCGCGGCAACGCGTACGGACACCGCGAAAGAAGGTGAAGTCTTCACGTTCTTCAGAGAAGGTAACCAGAAGCAGCTGCGCGCCGAGGGCTTCGAGGTGACGCCGGTCAACGAGTACGCCCTGCATCACTTCGGTGACGGCGGCGGGCTGGCGCTGCTGAGGCTCGCCCGCGGCAAGCCGGGCGCAGACCTGCTGGAAGTCTTCGGGAAAGGGTTGGACGCGGTGCTGAAGGCCAACCCGCAGTTCAAAGGCAAGACCGCTGGCGAAGCGTACGACTGGCTCGCAAGTCACTTGGGCGCGGACGCGAAGCAAGCCGCGGGGGCGCCGTACTTCGACGGGCGCGCGGCGATCCAAGCCGCGATGGCAATCGAAGACCCCGAGGTGCAGGCCGCGGCGATGCAGAAGATCGCCAACATGATGGCGATGCAGGACCGGGCGAACGCACAAGACCGTGAGAGCGCGCAGAAGGAAGCGTGGGATGGCTACGTGCAGACCGGCGCTACGAACCTGCCGCTCGAGATGCGCAGCCGCATGGGGCAGGCAGGGTGGGTCGCCTTCCAGAACGCTGTCAAGAACGACCAGCAAGGGGTCGACGTGACCGACGAGCAGACGTGGGAAAATCTCACACGCGCGGCGTCGGACCCGAAGAGTTTCGTGGAGATCAATCTCGAGGCGCACCGCGCGAACTTGACAAAATCGGACTACCGCAGCTTCGTACTGGCGCAAGAGGCCGCGCGCGCAGCCCTGTCTAAAAAGGCGCTCACTACTGAGCAAGCACGGGACAATATGAACTTCGCGAAAATGTTCACCGCGGCAGAGCCGGTGTACGAGGCGATTGTCGACAAGACGGCACCGGCGAAACGCTCGCAGGAGAAGCGTCAGCAGAAAGTTGAGTTCGAGCGCAGCCTGATGCAGTTGGCGAAGGAGTTCTTCGATCGCGAGAAGCGCGAGCCGAACACGGACGAGGTGCGGCAGATGGCGGCGGTAATGACGCTGCCGGTTGAGTTCTACCGCCCGGACGCAGGTTTCTGGGGCGGCGGGCCCGATGGGGTCAATGAGCTCGGCTCGGGGGCACTGTTCCAAGCGGCCCAGCGCGGGTCGGACGTACGGTACCGCATCGCGGTCGAGTACGACGACATCCCTATCGCGGATCGGGCGGACATCGCAGCGCAGCTGCTGCGCACCACCGGGGCGCTGCCGTCGGAGGAAGATGTCACGGAAGTATACGAGCAACGCCAGCTGATGAGCGTCGGGCTGCCGCCGCATGTCGATGTCAGCACGGTACCTGAGTGGTTGAAAGAGGCCGAGAAGGGTGTTAATCCTGACGTCACCGACGACGAATTGGTGGAGCTGTACCAGCTGTACCTGATGAAGTAACGACAGGAGCAGGCATGGCCGACGAGCGCGACGAGTATCTGAAGTGGCGCGAGGCCGACAAGGTCGAACGCGGTGCGACGACGCAGGCTGACGACTACAACGCGTGGCGCGAAACTCAGCGAGACAGCGCAGCACAGAAAGCCTTGCTAGCGATCGAGAGCGCCAAGCCTGCGCCCGGCGCGGTCGCGGCGATCGGGCGCGCGAGCGACGCGACCCAGATGGGCTACGAGCTGCCGGCAGACCTGCTGACCGACGATGCGTCGGAGCTGACCAAGCGTGTCGAGCGCAACACTCGTATGCAGCAGCTGCGCGCGTCGTCCAAGCTGGCAGAGTGGGTGGCTGAAGACCCGATCAACGCGGCGCTGGCGCAGAGTGAGCTGCGCAGCTTGTCGACTTTGGGCGGCCTGTTGCAGAGCACCGCGAAGGTCGGTGATCGTGTGACGCGCGGGTCGTTCTACAAGGTCAAGGCCGACCGCGCCGTGGCGACGCTGGATGAACTTCAGACCGTGCGCGCGGACAAAACACGATCCTTCGGCGGGATCGTTGACGATCTGAAAGATGAGATCGACACGACGAATGTGGACGCCAACCCGCTGTACACTGTCACGAAGACGTACGCGAAAGCGTTGAGCCGCTTCGCGTCCTCGCGTCTCATGTTTGCTGGCGACGAGCAGCTCGACGCATACGAAAAAGAGCTTAGCGGCTACGTCGACAAGGCGCTCGCTGAGCGAAGCGGGTATCTTGAGAAGCTGGAACGTGACTACGGGATGTCGGCACGTGTGGCTCGTGGTCGGCAGACCATCCAAGACATCGGCGAGCTCGAGGGTGTGGGCGCGCAGCTGTCCGGGCTCGGCGAGTTCATTGTCAACGATCCGGGCGCCTTCAGCGAGTGGATGGCAAACGTGCTGATCGACAGCTCGCCGGGGCTCGTGGCCGGTGCGGTGGCGACGCGAGTTACCGGGAGCCCGGCAGCGGGTGCGACGGCGATGGGCCTCACCTCGTACAGCATGAGCAGCAGCAGCGCGTACGACCAGTTCGTCCGCGAGGCCGGGTACGACCTGAGAGACCCCGAACAGCGCGCGGCCTTCGTGAATGACCCGGCGGCACGCCGCAAGATGAAAGATCGCGCGTTCGCGTACGGCGCGGTTGTCGGTATTATCGACGCGGCGTCGGGCGGCGTCGCCGCGAGTACGCTCGCGAAAAATGTGTACGGCGAACATATCTTGCAGGCCGTGACGCAGGCGGTGATGGGCAGCAGCGGCGAGTTGCTGGGGCAGCTGGCGTCGGGACAAGACATCAACATTATCGAAGTCGCGATTGAGGGGCTCGCTGAGTTCGCGACCGCGCCGCTGGAAGCGACGTTTGTCGGCGGGCGTTACTTGCAAAACTTGCGATCCGCGCGGCAGGATCAGCAGTTCTTCGAGGCGCTGGCGACCTCGGCGGCGGGCAGCGACATGCGCAAGAAAGTCCCGGCCAAATATCGCGAAGCCGTCGCTAAGCTGACCGCGGACGGCCCGCTCGAGACGCTGTTCGTGGATGCGCAAGGGTTGGACGAATTGTTCCAGAGCGATCCCGAGGGGGTGACCGCTGAGCAGTTTCTCTCGGCTGTCCCGAATGTTGACATCGCAGCGTTCCGCCGGGCGCTGACCGATGGGGGTGTGGTCGAGATACCGACGGCGTCGTACGCGTCTGACATCGCGGGTACGCGCTTCGACGAGCTGGTACGCGATCACCTGCGCACGAAACCGGAAAACATGAGCGCGGCGGAGCTGCGCGCGTATCGTGCGCAGCTGGAAGAGCTGTCCGCACAGGCGCAGCAGGCCGCCGAAGCCAGCGAGAGCGGGCAAACCGAGCTCGAGAAATCCGCGGAGACGGCACGCGTTGAGCTGGTGTCTGCGCTGCGCCGGGCCGGACGAGCGCCCGACATCGCTGAGCGTGAAGCACTTCAGGCGGTCGCGTTCGCGCGCACACTGTCGGCGCGTCTCGGTATCACGATGGATGCGTTCTTGCAGCGGTATCCGCTGGCGCAGGTGCAAGGGGTGCTCGAAGCGTCGGGCGGTCAGGTATCACGGGTGACCGCGGACGCGATGGCCCGCGCGCGCTCGGGCGACGTTAATGATCCTTTGGCGACGGTGTTGAGAGGCGCGGCGGAAGCTGCGGGTCTCGATCTCGCGACGGCTGAGCCGGCTGAGCTCGAGGCGGCGGTCGAGCAGGTGTACGGTCCCGCAGCGGGCCCGGTCCTGCTGAACCAGATCGGAGCGCCGACGGTGACCGGGCTGGACGGCGCGATCACGCCGGACTTCCTGCGTAGCGACGGGTGGGGCGTGGTCACGGCGGCGCGCGGCGTGGAAGCCGACGCAGAGCAGAACGCGGCGCTCGAGGCTGAGCTGCGCGAGCGGGGTATCCAATTCAAGACGATGTCCGGCATGTACAAAGGCACGCCCGACGGAACGTCGTACATGATCTTCGCCGACGCGGCGACCGTACGCGAGCTCGGCGCCAAGTACGGGCAGGAGAGTGTGCTCACGAACGAAGGTCTCGTCTACATGGATGGATCGCCGTCGACCGCGCTCGACCCCGACGATCTCGCGATCGGTGACGACGCGACCGCGCGCGAGTTTTACTCGGTCATGGACGACGGTACGGCGTGGTCGGCGGGGTTCGCGGAAGAGCTGACGCAGGGTCCGGTGTATGATCGTGCGAAGATCGAAGCCCGTGCGGCGGAGCTCGCCGCAGAGATGCAGCCGCTCGCGGGGGCGCCGCGCGTCCAAGGTGCCACGGGACCGGACCCTATGCTGGTCGCGGTCGCCGAGGCGTACGCCGAGGCAAACGGCATCAGCTACCGTAGGCAGGCTGAGTTCGTGGAAGTCGATGCTGAGCGCGGCGAGCGGATCGCGGCGGCGTTCGAGGCTATGCCGGCGACGCCCGATCAGAAGTTGACGCAAGCCGCGTACAAACAGCTGATCGAGCAGACCCGTGCGCAGTACGATGCGCTCGTAGCCGCGGGCTACGTGTTCTGGTTCTTCGACCCGAACAACGACCCGTACAAAGGCAACCCGTGGGGGGCGATGCGTGACCTGCGCGCGAACCGCAGCATGGGCGTCTACCCGACTGACGACGGCTTCGGGACCAGTGATCTTGACGTATCGCAAAACCCGCTGCTCGCGGACACCGGGCTCGAGTGGGCGTACGGCACGCCGGACGGCGAGACTCGCCCGGTGACGGCGAACGACCTGTTCCGTGCGGTCCACGACGCGTTCGGGCACGGCGTAGAAGGCGCGGGCTTCCGTGCGCGCGGTGAAGAGAACGCGTGGCAGGCGCATGTCCGGTTGTTCAAGGGCTGGGCGATCGCCGCACTAACCACGGAGACGCGCGGGCAGAACAGCTGGCTGAACTACGGGCCGCACGGTGAAGCGAACCGGACGGCGGCTGTGGACGAGACGGTCTTCGCGGACCAGAAAGCCGGGCTGTTGCCTGAGTGGGTCTGGAAAGAGGGGATCGCAGAAGACGAGATACCCACGGTTCCGGTCAACGGAGACGGCACTGTCACACTGGTACACTGGTCTGACGAAGTGCGTGACACGATCGACCCGGCGCAGGCCGGGACGGGGCCGCTGCGCGGCGTCGAGCGCAACCGTCGGGGACCGAACAAGGCGTTCTACGGCGTCAGCGTCGGGCGTCCGGGCGGGTACCGCAAAGAGAACCTTGGTCCGATCCGGCACGAGGTGCGTGTAGCAGCGCGCGACCTGTACGATCTGGCGCGCGATCCCGACGGGATCGTGGGGCGTATCCCCGATGATCTGCCCGCGGCGCAGCGCGTAGGCTGGGTCGAAGAACAGATCGCCGCCGCGGGGTTCCGTGGCTACGTAGTGACGAACAGCTCGCAAGGAGCGACAGCCGCGCTTTTCGACGCAGCGACGCCGGACAGCGTACGGGACGACCGTACGGTCGAGCTGTTCCAGTCCGGCGCGCAGCCGGACTTCTTCAGCGCGTTGACACAGCAGGTCGCGCTCGCGAAGCAGAAGAGCGCGACCGCGAAAGACTGGAAGGCGATCATCGGGAAGCTGCCCGGTATCAAGAAGGCCGAGATCGAGTGGTCCGGCGTGTACGACTGGTTGGACACCCAAGAAGGGCAGGTAGCGCGCGAGACGGTTGCGGCGTTCCTGCGGAATAACGAAGTCGAGGTCGAGACGTTGCTGCGCGGCGGCGGGGACAGCTCGTTCGAGATATACGAAGACGGCTACGATACCAAAGACCCGGACTACGCTTGGCTCGCGACGGAGACGGAAGAACAGCTCGAATTTTTGCGGGAGCAGTTCGTCGACAAGATGAACGATCCGACCAACGAAGACTTCGAGGGCACCGATTGGACAGTGGCCGACATCCCCGAGGCGGACGCAGAAGTCTTGGAGGAGCGCGCGCACGATAATGCGTACGACGCGTACTATGAAAGCGCGGACCTCGAGTACAGGTTCACCATCACAGACGAAGAGGGCGATTACCGCACAGAGGTGGTGACGCGCAGCGGCACGGACGGGTCGTACGAGTGGGAGGGCGACACATACCGGAACGAGGACGAGCTGCACGAAGCGTTCCGCGAGCGGTACAGCACGGTCGGCGAGGGCTTTGTCGGCGAGGCCAGCTGGGGAGAGTGGGTCGAAGACGGCGGCGAGAACTACCGTGAAATTTTGCTCACGGTGCCGTTCCTCGAAGACCGGGGACCGAACGCGCTGCGCGAGCGTGTGCAACCCTTCGTCAACAAAAACCACTACGACAACCCGAATATCGTCGTCCACGCGCGGGTCAACGATCGCCGGGCGGCGGACGGAAGCCGTGTCTTGTTCGTGGAAGAAGTGCAGTCGGACCTCGGGTCGTTCTGGCGCGGAAAGGAAGTGCCGACGCGTGAGCAGCTGCGGCGGCTCGAGGCGGCGCGGATCGCGTACGAGGACGCGACAAACGCGCAAGTGGAGGCGCGAGCGGCGCTGTGGGACGAGGTAGAGCGCATCGCTGCGCTACCCGGCACGCGGCTAGACACAGAAAAAACGAGCAACGCAGCGCGACAGCTTCACGATCTTTGGGTGTATCGTTACGCGCCGAGCGACAGCGTAGAACGCGCGGATCAGGAGTTCTACGCCACCGGCCCCGCTGCGGCGCAACGACGGCTGCTGGATGCCGCGTTGCCGCAGCGCGGCGACGCAGAGTTTGACGCTGTGCTTGGTAGGTACCAAGAGCTTAACGAAGCCCACGAGGCGGCGGTCGCGCGCGGCAACGAGGCGGCGGCGGAGCTTTCGCGCGCACGAGACAAGACACGGAATAGCCAGCCCATGACGCCTTTCGAGGGCGAGGCGTATTACGCGCTGATGATGAAACGTCTGCTGAAGATGGCGGCAGAGCAGGGCGCGGACAAGCTGGCGTGGACGCCGGCGTACATGCAGGCGCGGCGCTGGTCTGGCGCGGTGCAAAACGTAATCAACGAAATCCGCTGGTCTGGCGACGCTACGGCTGAGTTTGACACAGAGACGTCGTCCGTGGCCGATCTTAGAGCCTCGCTGGCGACGCGGGCGGAGGCGCAACGGGTGCTGATCGACGCGATGCGCGACGAAGTTATGCGCGAGGGCGGTATCCCTGAAGCGGCGCGCGGAGCCGTGCGTGTCGAGAGCACGTCGTACGACGTTGCTGAGTTCGTGCTGTCGGAGGACGAGACCGTCGAGCCGGACCCGGCGGACTACAGCACGACGTTCGTGGCAGCGGTGCCGGTCTTCCGCGCGGCGCTGGCCCGGTTGCGCGACCAAGCCGCCCCCGCGGCAGTCACGTTTGATGAAGCCGCAGCGTCGGCGCTGACCGCGGCCAAGACGTACTCGGAACGCACGCGAACGACGGTTCGCACGCGCGAGGTGGTGTTGGACGGCGTGAACGGAACGGACGTGATCTCTGTTCGTACCGACACGGGCGAAGTCGTTTCCGGTGCGATTGGCAAAGAGAACGTGCAGGGGCAGAAACTCGCTGACATCCTCGGCGGGACGATGGCGCAGCGTATCCTCGGTGAGCCGACCGGCACGATCGAAAAGCAAAACATTGTCGTCGGCGGCGACGGCTACGTGATTAGCTACGACCAGCAGATCAAGAAGTTCGTCGAAAAGTTCGCGAAGCGTTACGGCTCGAAAGTGACTGTCGACGCGACCATGCCGGACTTCGCGCGCGACACCGTCTCGGACCCTGTCGTACACGCGATCGAGAGTGTAGGCGCCGCGGAGGTACTGCGCAGACTACAAGCGCGACCGGATCACGACGCCGAAGCGTTCGCAGTGGCGCGGCGTGATTTTATCGCGGCGAGAGAAGCGTTCGTCACGGATGCGCGTCAAACCATCGCGCGGCGTCAGCTACAGCTCGACGCAGACAGGAAATCTCTGATCGACGCGTGGGCGGAGCAAGGACGACCCGTACCGGAGCGTGAGCTCGCGGCGCTGGATCATCGACAGAGTAACCTCGCCCGTGACAGCGCGCTACTTGACGACATGGACGGGACAAATGACCGCTTTGACGGCGAAAGCGAGAAGTTGGCCGACGCAAGTTTTGTCCGCGCGCTGCACAGCAAAGGTTACGATGTACAAGGCGTTCTGACCGCAGACGAGCTACCGCAAGGTGACGCGGTCTGGTCCGTCGACATCACCGACAAGATGCGCGAAGCCGCGTCGCAGGCGCAGCCGCTGTTCCAGCGGCGGCCCGACGGCGCGCGCGGCTCGATCCTGCTACCGACGGAACCCGGCCGCGCGCCGCTGGTGTCGCTGTTCCCGAAGGCTGACCTGTCTACCTTCCTGCACGAGAGCGGGCACTATTACCTGCACGTCCTGCAAGACATCATCGCGCAAGGCGACGCGCCCGAAGGGCTCGCGAAAGACTGGGACACGATCCGCAACTGGTGGGCAGGGAATATCGAAGGGATCGCCAAGGACGGCGGCGTGTCTCAGGATCAGGTCGCGGTGTACCTGCGCGACGGGACGACCGGCGACATGGACATCGACCGCAAGGTGAACGTGGGCCTGCAAGAGCAGTGGGCGCGCGGGTACGAACAGTACCTGCTGGAAGGCAAGTCGCCGTCCCTCGCGCTGCGCACGGCCTTCGAGGCGTTTAGCGCGTGGCTGTTGAGCGTGTATCGTGGCGTACGCGGCACGAACGTCGAGATCAACGACGAGCTGCGCGGGGTGTTTGACCGCCTGTTGGCGACCGATGAAGAGATCGCGTCGGCGTCGGCGGACAGCAACATGGGCGAGCTGGTGGCTCGGTCTGCCGAGGCGCTCGGTGTCACGGAAGAAGAGTACCAACGGCTCGTCGAGCTGTCTAACGAAGCGCGGGACGAAGCACGTCAGCAGATGCTGCTGGATGTCATGGCGCCGGTGCGCCGCGCGCGGACTGCCGAGTACCGCGAAGAGCGCGCCAAGGTAGAAGCCGAGGTCCGCGACAAGGTGAACGCGAAGCCGGCGAACCGGGTTCGTGAATGGCTCGGCAACGAGCGGTGGCTGGGCGCGGGTGACGAAGACCCGAACCCGAGGAAGCTGCCGCTCGACCTGCGGATCAATCGGCAGAGCGTGATCGACAACTACGGGCGCGAGGTGCTGGACGCACTGCCCCGAGGCAGTCGTCCGCTGACCACGAGCGAGACCACGCTGACCGCGGACGACGTCGCGGGCTGGTTCGGCTACCGCTCGGGCAGCGAGATGCTCGACGACGTCACGACGTCGCCCCGCGCGGAGGACGAGATCAAGGCGCGCACGGATGCGGAGATGCGCAGCCGGTACGGCGATCCGCTCGGCGACGGGTCGATCGAAGAGAGCGCGGTGAAGGCGCTGCACGGCGAGAAGCGCGGGCAGTTGCTCGCGGCTGAGCTGCGCGCGATCGGTAAGACCGCGCGCAAAGGCAAGACGACGACGCGCAGTCAAGCGCGTGAGATCGCCCGGCGCACCATCCGGGCGCTGCCGATCGCTAAGGCGGTGCGTAGCGGGCAATACCTCATGGCTGAGCGCCGCGCTGGTGAACGCGCGGCGCAGGCGGTGGCCCGCGGCGACATGGACGAGGCGTATCAGGCCAAGCGCGAACAGCTGTTGAACCACCAGCTCTACATGGAGAGCAAAGCCGCGGACGAGGTGCTGTCGAAAGTCGAGAAACGCGTCGCCAAGCTGAAGAAAAAGTCCGTGCGCAAGAACCTCGCGGGTGAGTATCTCGAGGCGATTGACGACATCCTGACGTCGTACGACTTCCGTAAGTCGGTGACGCAGCGGCAGGCGCAGCGCCGGGCCGGGCTGGTGGCGTACGTCGAGATGATGAAAGCGGCGGGGCGCGAGAACGAGCTCGCGATCCCGGCGTACGTGCTCGACGAGGCCCGGCGCCGTCCGTACAAGACGCTGCCGGTGAACGAGCTCGAGGGCGTACTGGACAGCCTGCGCAACATCGAACACACGGCGCGCATGAAGCAGAAGCTGCGCGACGCCCAGCGCGAGCGCGACCTGACCGCGACCGTCGAGGGCGTCACCGCGGAGATGGAAGCCAACCTGAAGGACAACGCGCCGAACCGGGTGGCTACGCCGGGCGAGCGCGCACGCGGCGGGTTGCGAGAGTTCGCGAACCTGCTGTTGAACGCGGACACTCTGCTGCGCAAGATCGGCGGGTTCGAGATGGGCGCCGCGTACGACGCGATCAAAGCGCCGATCGACGCCGCAGCGGACATGGCGTCCGTCATGCGCGCCGAGGCTGCCGAGGCGTTCGAGCAGCTGTACAGCGTATACAGCCGGGGCGACCGGCGGCGCATGGCGACGCGCGTGTTCTACAAGGAGCTCGGCGGGTCGTTCACGAAGTGGGACTTGATCTCTGCGGCGCTGAACATGGGCAACGCCGAGAACCTGTCGCGTCTGATGGACAAGGACAGCGGCGCGGGTTTCACCGCGGAGCAGGTCGACTTTATCAAGGCCAAGCTGGACGCACGCGATTGGGCGTTCGTGCAGAGCTCGTGGGATTACATCAACTCGTTCTGGCCGTTGATCGAAGCGCGTGAACGCCGGCTGACCGGGACGGCGCCGAAGAAGGTGCAGGCCACTGAAGTCGACACGCCGTACGGTACGTTCGACGGGGGTTACTACCCGATCCGCTACCGTGGGGACATCTCTGGCATGGTGGCGTCTGAAGAGCTCGCCGAGGTCCAGCAGCGGATGATGGCCGGGCGGTTCGGCAAGGCGCAGACGCGCGCGGGGCACCTCGAAGAACGGGCCATGGGGTCCGGCGGGCGTGTCTTGCAGCTCGGCATGGAGGTCATGCACCAGCACGTCGGACAGGTGATCCACGATCTCGCCTTCTCGGAGGCTGTGTCGAATACTTGGCGTGTCCTGCAAGACCCCCGTGTTCGCGGTATGTTCGAGCGTAAAGGTCTGCTGAAAGACCACCAAGCTCTCGAGCTGTGGGTGCAGGACACCGCGACCGGGCAGCTGGCCGCGGGCGGCGTCTTCGGACGGCTGGCGTTGAAGGCGAAGAACGGCTTCACCCTGTCCAAGCTGGCGTTCAACCTGAGCACCGTCGCGATCCAGCTCACCGGCATCGCGCAGTCCATGGTCGTGATCGGTGCGAAGGACATGGCGGTAGGGTACAGCACGTACTTGTCGAACCCGATGCGCACGTCGGCGGAGCTGGTCGAGATGTCGCCGTTCATGCGCGAGCGTGAGACGACGTTCAACCGCGACATCAACGACATCCTTGGCGATGTCATGGTCGGGCCCGCGGCGTCGCGGTCCAAACGGTTCCAGCAGGGTATCGCGCGAGTAGGTTTCTGGCTGATGCAGAAGGTCCAGTTCTACGGGGTCGACGTGCCGACGTGGTACGGCGCGTACGCGCAGGGGCTGCGCAAATTCGCGACCGAGGAGAAAGCCCGCGCGTACGCCGACCGCATGGTCGCCCGCGCGCAGGCGTCGGGCGTCGTCTCGGATCGTTCGGCCTTCGAGCGAGGCACGCTGTCGGCGGACACCCGGCAGAACGGCTTCGTCCGGTTGTTCACCGCGCTGGGCTCGTACATGTTCGCGAAAGGGAACGTAGCGTACGAGGTCATGGGGCGCACGCGGCGGGACGTCGACGGCTTCAACGCGAAGAGCTTTGGTGCGGCGCTGAAAGGCGCGGCGGACATGACGATGCTCTTCACGATCGAAGCGATCGCGTACAACCTGATAAAAGGCACGCTGCCCGGCATGGGCGACGACGACGAAGAAAGCTGGGCGCTGTTCCTCGCGAAAGAGACCGCGCTGTCGATGATGTCCACGATCCCCGGCGTGCGCGATCTGGGCTCGAGCCTGTCGGGTTTTGAAGCCGGCGCGTACGGGTCGATCCTCGAGACCATGACAAAGCCTGTGATCCAAGGCGCGCAGGGCGAGGCCGACATCGCGTTGTTCAAGGCGCTGAGCGGGGCGCTCGGCGTCGCGACGGGTCTTCCGTCGGGGCAGTTGAACCGCACTGTCGATGCGTGGTATAGGCTTGAAGAAGGTGAAGACGTTGCCCCGGTGGAGTTCATCATGGGGCGTAGATAGGATACACGCACATGACCGTCTCTGAAAACGAAGCTCTCTATTCTGGCCCGTACCTCGGGGGCACCAGCGCGGTCGTCTTCGACTACGACTTCACCGCGCCGGCGGAGACCGATGTCCTCGTTCTGGTGACGAACGTATCCACGGGTGACCAGACTGAGCTGACGCTCGCGACGGACTACACGGTCGCCGGCGCGGGCGTGAGCGGCGGTGGCACGATTACCCTCGTGGACGCTGCCCGCGTCCCGGCGGGTTTCGTGATGAGCATCGCGCCCAACATTCCGTACAACCAGACACGCCCGTTCACCGCGCAGACGTCGACGACGTTGCCCGAGCTCGAGGCGGCGCTCGACAAGCTGACGCTGCTGACGCGCCAGCTGCTCGGCGACGTGACCCGCGCGATCAAAGTCCCGGTGGGCGAGGATTTCCCGTCCGATGCTGAAGCGTGGCTGCGGTCCTTCCTCAGCGCAGAGCTCGCCGCAGCGGTGGGCGCTGTCGGTTCGCTCGGTATGTGGCACGTCGACGCGGCGAGCGCGGGCACGTTCCGCGGGCTGTCGACAGGGCAGTCCCCTGTCGTACGCGCGACGACTGTGCCCGTCGGCGGCATCATTCCCACGATCCCCGAGACCGTCCGGTTCTGGGACAACGCGACGGACACGTTCGTCGCCAGTGACGGTTCCGACGATTACCTGCTGAACTATGTGCCGTTGATCGCCAAACGCATCAACGAGCGTACGACGATCCCGGTTGACTGGATCGCGACCGGCAAGGGCGCGACCGGGATCGAAGGTTGGACCGGCAGCGCGGCGGACAGATCGACGCACACGGTGAACCTTGACGAAGCTGCGCTCGTGGGCGTGCTCGTCGGCGACGTCGTGAGCTGGCCGGCTGACGACGCCGTGTTCCCCGACGGCACGGGCGTCGTTACGGCGGTGACGGACAGCGGCGCGACCGGCGTGCTCAGTCTGCGCATCACCTCGGGCCGTTCGATGGGCGACAATTACCAGCTGTTCGACGAGAGCGGCGTGAAGATCGGACGCGTCAACGGCGAGCCGGACACGACGAACCGCGAGCAATTCGTCGAGATCGTTAACAAATTCGACAAGACCGGCTGGACCGAACCGCTGCACTACTTCCTGTATGGTGGGTTCGAGGCGAACGGTCTGGACGCGCACGAGACTTTGATCTTCCTGCGCGACGAGTTCTACGACGTCCTGATCGCGGAGCTCGAAGCGTTCGGCATCATCGGAAAAGACACCCGCATCGCGATCGTGTCCAGCTATCACAAGCTGGTCGACGAGTACATCGCATACGATTACAACCGGGCGCCCGGCGATCAGTACGTGATGGCGCAGCATGACGCGCGCGCGGTCTTCGTGCCGACGACCGGGCTGTCGTGCGAGCCCGCAGAAGAAGCGGTTAACGCAGGGGTGCATCTCGGGTTCGACGCGATCCAGAAAGTTCCTGACCGCTTCGAGGCCGCGCTGGTGTACGGAAACTCGGGCGCTAACCCGGCGGTGCTGGACGCGATGGACGCCTTTGGTAACCTTGGGTTTGCCCCGTGGGTCGAGCGTAACGCGGTCACAGCTGACACCACGCTGGCGCTGTCGCAGTGCATGGGCGGCGTCGTGCAGGTGGACACGTCCGGCGGGCCTATCACGCTGTCGCTGCCCGACCTGACCGCCGTGTCCGCGTGGCAGTCCGTGCGGCGCGCGTATAGCGTGTTCATCAATGTCACCGACGCGAGCAACCCGCTGACGATCGCGGGCAACGGCAAGAACTTCCGCACGCCGTCCAACCGCACGTCGCTGGCGACGCTGGAAGTGACTGGGACCGGGCTGGTCGAGATCATGTACCGCGGCAACTGGTACGTCTGGGATCACACGCACACGACAGACGCGTCGCCCGCCGTGATCCGCGACACCGCGCTGGCCGTCACCAACTCGGACAACCCGCTGAAACGGATGGAGTTCGTGCTCGACGATCTGGTCGCGTCGCGTACGCTGTACGTCCCGGCGGTACACTTCGGCGAGATGGCGTTGATTACCGCCGACCCGGTCGCGAACCTCGCCGCGATCAACCAAGCCCTCGCGGACAGCGCGACGTCCGGGCGCCCGTTCCGCCAGATCGGGCTGGGCAGCATCCCGATCGACGGTATCATCCGCCCGCCCACGGGCGCGCGCTTCGTCTGGGAGATGTCGGGCTCGCAGCTGGTGCCGCAGAGCGACCAAGCGAACGGCTTTATCCGGCCCAGCGTTGACGCAAACTACATGACCGACGCGGACATCGTCGGCGTCCGTATCCGTCCCGAGGTCGACGGTGCGACTGGTCTGCTCTACACGGGCAACGGCATCGTGGGGCGGTTCCGGCGCTGCCGCGTCGACGGGCTGGACGTACACTACGAGGGCGATCAGGCGGGTCTGTTCGTCGTCGAAGACTGCACGTTCAACGACCTGCGCTACCACACGGACAGCACCGATGGCGGCACCGGCGGGCCGCGTGTCTTGGGCGGTCGCAACACCACGTTCCACAACACCGGCGGGAACTCGGGCGACGACGGCCCGCAGCTCACGCCGGCGAAGACGGGCGTGTTCGCGAACCTGAACATCGACGGCGTTGTCTTCAACGGTGGCTGGGCGACGTCGCACGGGCGTCCGTTTATTGTCCTCGTCGACAGCACGCTGACATGCTCCATCACCAACAGCGGAATGCGCAACATGGTCGGCGTTGGCGAGGATACTGTGTGGAACCCGAACGCCGAGGCGGTCGTCGTAGGCCATCGCGGCGCGACCGGCTGGTGTACGAACATCATCATGGACAACATCCAGATCGACGAGGCGAGCCGCGCATCTGCCGTCGGAATTGCCTCCGGCCTGAAAGTGCAGGGTGCCGTGCGCAGCTCGGAGTTTGACGTGTCGGTCATTAACCCGGCGCGCCGCCTGCTGACCGTGGAGGACGACCCGACCACGCTTCGCGTCCCGATGGACAACACGATCCGCATTCGGTCGAACATGGCGCCGCGGAATACGGCGAGTGCGCAGACTGCGATCAGCGTCGCCCAAGGCACGCGCAACACGATCACCCCCGACATCGTCGCCCCGGCGGGCTCGCACGCTATTCTCGACGCGGGTACGTACACGCACATCAAAGACGGAAGCGTTCGAGACGTAGCTTCCGGCTTCGCGGGGCTGCGCGTCAGCGCCGGCGCCAACGCCCGCATGTCGGGCACGGCGCTGACCGGCGTCGGCAACGCGTACTCGTACGCCGCCGGGCCCGCGGCGACAGGCTGGGTTCACGACTGCGATCTCGGCGGGATGTCCGGCGTCGGCGCGGTGCTCACCAGCAACAACAAGCCGTAAAGGATAGGTAATGGAACGTAACTTCGACAAGAGCATGACCGAGGCGTACAAACACGAAGGCGGGTACGTCGATCACCCCAGCGACCCCGGCGGCGCGACCAACATGGGTATTACGATCGGCACGCTGAGCGCGGCGCGGGGATACCGTGTCACCAAGCGCGACGTACGCAACCTCACACGCGCCGAGGCGTCCGGTATCTACCGCCGTAATTACTGGGACCGTGTCCGCGGTGATGATCTGCCTGCCGGTCTGGACTACGTCACGTTCGACGCCGCGATCAACTCGGGCCCGGCGCGCGGCGCCAAGTGGACACAGCGCGCGCTCGGTGTTGCTGCCGACGGTAAAATCGGCAACCTGACGATCAAGGCCGCCCGCGCGGCGCAGCCGATCCCCGCGGTGAAGGCGGCCTGCGCCGAGCGCCTGCGCTTCCTGCGCAGTCTTCGCAACTGGAAGACCTTTGGTCGTGGTTGGGGTCGACGTGTCGCAGAGGTAGAAGTGAAGGCTGTTGTCATGGCCGGCGCCACGTCTGTCGATCTGGCGCGCGAGGCCAAGACCGCGAAGAAGACGAGAGACGCGCAGGTGACCGGGGCTGTCGGCGGGTCTGCCGGGTCGCTCTCGCTGCCTTCGACGAACCTGCCCGAGCTGGTTACGTACGGCGCCGTCGCGGTTGCAGTTGTCGTCGGTGTTGTGCTACTTATGCGGGCAGCACAGCAGGGCGCGCGGCACGCCGCCTACGTAGCAGCAGGAGCAAACAATGACTAAACCGTTTCTGAAGTCGAAGACCGTCTGGGTGAACCTGCTGACCGCGGTTCCGTCGGTTGGCGCTCTCATGCTGGCGATGCTGGGTGATTTGCAAACGCTCGGCGTGTCCAGCGACACGACGGTCGTAGCAGGCGCGGTGATCGCACTGGCAATCAGCATCGCGAACATCCTGCTGCGTCTCGTGACGAGCACAGCGGTCACGTTGAAATGATCGGCGCCGGTCTCGTAAAGTTCTTCGCGGGTGGCGGGCTGTCTGTTCTGGCAGACCGGCTCGCCGACGCGTACGAGGCGAAGCAACGCGCGACGACCGATAAAGAACGGATCGCGGCGGACGTTACGATCAATCAGCTCGAAGCGCGACAGACCGCGCTGATACAAGGGCAGGCCAGCTGGGTGTCGAAAGCTGTTCAGGCAGCGTGGGCGGCGCCCTTCGTGATCTACACGTCGAAGGTCGTCGTGTGGGACAAGGTGCTGAAGCTCGGCGTCACGGACCCGCTGGGCGCGTACGAGCAGAACCTCGGGATGCTGGTCGCCGGGTTCTACTTCTTGGCTGTCGCCGGGCGCGGCATCGCGGCACAACTCGGGGGGCTGGCGCGTGGCCGTTGATCCTGAAGGCAGACTGCATCACTACGGCACGAACGTCGATTTCTGGTGGAAGGTGTCGCGCGCCGTCGGCGGCTTCCTCGGTCTCGCGTGGTTGGTATGGGTGCAGTTCCTCGGCGCGGGCGTCAAGTCCGCGTTCCAAGATTTCATCGGCGTCACTGAGGTGGTCGAGCGGCTCGAGTTCGTCGAGCAGTTCATGCCGCCGCCGCGTGTCGTCGACTGGAACGAGAGCGCCGCGAGGCAGGCCGGCAGCTGCACGTACGAAAGCTGCCCGTACGTCCTGAGCGGCGCGCGTACACCGTACGGTGAACACTGCGGCAGGCCGACCAACGTCGAGCCTTTCTTGCGCACGCGCGACGGCCAGAACATCCGCATCCGATACGACAATTACACGCCCGTCGAACTGACCCGCGAGGTCACCGAGTTCACTGTGCCGCTGGTGATCCCGCGGTACATCCCGGCAGGTGACTACGAGTTCAGGACGCGCGTCGTGTACCCCGATTGTGCGGGGCGCGGCGAGCCTATCCCGCGCGTGTCGCCGTGGTTCCCTTTGCAAGTGACGCGGCCCTAGCAGCTAAGGCAGATCGGGCGGCAGAACACCGACCTGACGCGCCACCCCCTCGAGCACCCTGACACTCGCGAGCGGCAGCGCCGGGATGATCCGGGCGATAAGCTCGCGGCGTACGACGTCGGGATCGGGGAGCGTTTCAGGATCGGGTTGTTCTTCAGACATCAGTCCACCGTCTTCGTATAGTACCACGACGTCGACACCTCGGCCACCAGCGGCAAGTCGCTCGCCCACGAGGGGTTGAACCCCATGGCGTGCTCGAGCTCTTCTTCTGCCTGCTGGATCGCGCCCTCGTTGTCGTCCGTCTCGACGATCACTTCGTCGTGCGTGTGACCGCACACACGCGCCGGGGCGGACAGCCAGACGTGCTCAGGCGCGCGCTGCGACGGCAGCAGGGGTGCCGGCGACAACCGCGTGACACAGTCTCGCAGCAACGAGCCGGCGGTCGCCTGCGTCACGTTCTCGGCCAGCACGCCGTACCACAGGGACCGGCGGTCGTAGCCGCGGCGGTACGTCAGCTCGGTCTTGGTCACAAGGTTACCTTCGCGATCCTCGCGCTCGCGACGCATCCATTTCAGGCCGGGGTACACCAGAGGGCGCCCGTCCGGCAGGAAGCACATCATCGTGCCCTTCATGTGGTCGGCGTCGAACATGTAGACAACGCGCCCCACGGGGTACGGAACACCGGGGTTTTCCATCGCGCCGAGAAAGGCCGTCCAGAGCGCGTCCCAGAACGCCCGCGCCCAGCGGTTATTCTCACGCCAGACGTCGACGATAACCTGCGCCTCGGCCTCGGTCAGCGAGATACCGTACGCGACAGCCATGTTCTGAAGCGCCCCGATCGCGCCGCCGAAGCCCAGCGACAGGACAGGGACTTTACCTTGCTGGCGCCAGTTCTTTGCCTCGGCGTCCTTCGCGCGGTACGCCGCCCACATTTCATGCACGTCCATATTGAGCACGTTCGCCGCCTCGTGCATGTAGATGTCCGGCACGTTCTTGTCGGCGTCTGACGCGCGAAAGATGTCCAGCACTTTTAGCGCGCCGCTGGTGTTCGCGAGCCACGGCAAGACGCGCGCCTCGATCGCCGACCAGTCGCCCCACACGAGCGTACGCCCGTCAGGTGCGGCAATCGTGGGCCGGATAAGTCTGGACAGTGCCCGGCCCGGCGAGCCGAAAGTGTCTTCAAAGTTCTTCAGGGATGTCAGGTCAATCATCAGGTCAATTCCAGTCCGCTAATAAATTCGATTGCGTCGGCTTCCATCGCGGGCTTGCGTTCTTCCATGCCGAGGAACGCGCGCGTGAGGTTGTGTACCTGCACCCCCCGCGATGAGTACCGCCCGGTCTGTTGCGCGCCGTTGAAAGTGTACTGCCCCGGCAGACGGTCGTCGTTTGTCAGCATCGGCAGCAGCTTCGCGAACTTCTTCGGTGTCGCGGACGCGCCGTACAGGCGCGTTTCCAACAGTTGCAGGACGTCGTACTCTTCGTCGGTGAGACCTTTGTCCGTGTCGATGCGTTCCAGCAGGACGATCAGTTTTTCCACCCGGTCACGGGCCAGTGACAGCGACGCCGCGACAAGACCGTCGCCCTCTTCGTCCTCTTCGTATTTCTTCACGAGGATGTCGACAGCCTCGGGTATGTGCTCGATCGCGTCGGCGACCCAGTTGGCGAGCGCGACGTGCTGGTTCACAGACCAGCAAGCCTCTTTGGTGTACTCGGACACCAGCACGTTGACCTGCCCGGCGTACACGTCGGCCAGCACCGCGGCGCGCTCAGCGAAGTGCCGGTCGATTGGTAGGCCGTACGCGTTCACCGTCTCGCTGGCCCAGTATTGTTCCCACTCCCAGCGCCACAAGGGGCGGGTCGCCTTGTACACTTCACGCAGCTCGATCACGTCGATGTCGGCGTAATCTCTGTACGTTTCCCAGTCCTCGGGGTGCGTCTGAGGGGTGGCGCCGTCGGCGGGCGCGAACAACCCGATCAGGCGTTTGCCGTCCGGCAGTTTGCCGCCGCGCCCGATAGCCTTCGAGGCGCCCTCGAGCTTGGCGGGCAGGTTCGCTGCGGCGGCCTGCGCCATGGTGTCGATAACTGTCCGTACAGGGAACAGCAGCTCGCGGCTCGGCGCCACGATACCGCCGTTGCATACGTTCCAGTCGAAGAAACTGTTGAACGCGGTGAACCACGCCTCGCCGCGCAGGGCACGTTCACGAAACTCTCGCAGGTCGTCTGGCGCGTCGTGCCAGCGCAACGTGTCGTCGAAGTCTTCCAAGTCCCAGCGCCGGATCGGGCCGTCGCCGATCGCGTAACGGAAGATCACGACCTTGCAGCTCTTGCCATAGCGACCCGCGCCACATTGCGTCACGTCGCCCCAGCGCGGGTCGAGTAGATCGGGCAGGGCGCGCGTCTCGGTGTCGAAGAAACAGATGTCCTCGATGTCCGTCGTCAGTGGTTCCATTTGATCCATGTCAAAGTGTCCAATCAGGGTGGTCGGGCACGCCGGGATCGGCGTGCCCAGAAGGTCAGCGGCGCCGGCGGCGGCGCGTGCCTTCTTCTTGTTGCGGTTCGGGCACGACTTCGCCTTCGACGACGTCACCTTTCAGCTCGAGCGGGTCGTCTTCCGGCTCGTCTGCCGGGCCGTCGTCCTGCGGGTCCGTCGGTTCGTCAACGTCAACCCGTTCCTGCACCGATGCTGCGCCGTCGAGCGACACCCAGTCGACGATGCGGATCACCGGGGTGTACGTACGACCCCACTTTTTGTGCATGTAGTGCTCGCCGTCGAGGTTGACGATCGGGACGACGTGCGCGGGGTCTTCGTCCAGCTGCAACATGATCTGGTCGATCAGCGCGTTCATGGCGCCGATACCGCCGACCGAGGTCGTCTTGAACAGCACTTGTTTGCCTTTGTGCGGCCCGGTCATAAACTTCACGTCGACCGCGATCAGCTCACGCCATTCACACACCTTGTCGCCGTCCTTCGGGTCTTTGTGTACGGGCAGCGACGCCTTCGGGATCGCGTCCTGCCCGAGCGGGACAAGCTCTTCGCCGAGGTTCTCGTTCGACGCCCCGCGACCGGGACGGTCAGTCCAGCACGACCAGCCGGTACGGATCGACATCGGGTTGATCGCGCAGTCGTCGTCTTTCGTGACCTGCTCGTTCTCTTGCCCGAACACCCAGTTCCCATCCTGCAAAAAGCGCAGGTATTGCGAACCCTGCACGTCCGGCAGTTGGGCCTTGGTCTTTTGCAGCTTGCCCTTCAGCGCCTGTGCGGCGGCGAGTGCGGCGGCGTTTACGTTCGTCATTTCAGTTCCCATTTTTCGATCTTCCTTTTTCATAGATCATTGGTGAGGCTCACGCCTCGTCGGTACCACCGTTCAACGCGGCGATCTTGGACCCGAGGGCCGAAGCCTTGTCGGATGTCATTTCAGGTGCGGGCAGCGAACTGTCCTCGCGCACCAGCGCAATTTTCGTCGACACGTTCGTGGCGATCATATCCTCGGGGACTTTGCGCTTGTCGGTTTTGAGCAGTTTCTCGGCGGCAGGCATCGAGATGATCTTGCGCGGCATGTACTGCTCGAGCTTGTACCGGCGGTTCTTGAAGAACTTCTTCAGCTCGTCTTCGCCGACAGACCAACCCCGGCGGGACGTGCTGCTCACGCCCAGACGGAACCCGTCGATCGAACGGCCTTCGTTCAACTGAGTGACCGCCGCTTCACGCACCACCTTCACCCACTGCTCGACGTCAGCGGCGAGGTCCAGCAGCTCGGGCAGCAGCTCGTCGAAGGCGTTCGTGACCTCGCCCGTCTCAACGTCTATCTGCTCAATGTCCGCGACGCTGTCGACCTGCTGTTGCTTAGCCAGATCGCGCAGCGCGTTCATCTTTTCGCCGAACGTCGCCGAACGTCCTGCCCAGAGCGGGCACACCGCCCGACACGTCGCGAAGTCACACCAGCTGCCTTTCGACACGGTCGCTTTTTCGCCGTGCTCGATCGCGTGTTCAACAGCCCCGACCAGCTCGGCGCGAAAGTCTTCCAGTTCACTGACCTGCACGACGTCCTCTGACGTCTTGTCCTCGTCGACACGCGGCTGGCAGATCGACAGGATCACCTCGCGCGTCTGGTCGATCTCGGTGAACGTGCCGGCGTTGTCCTTCGACGGGTCGCCGTCGATCGGCCCAAACATGTGCGGCAGTGTCGACGCCGCCGCGCGGGCGTAGAACTTCAGCTGCTGATTGTCGATCGCACTCACAGGTTTGCGCCCGAATTTCCAATCCCACACGCCCGACAGCGGGCCGCACTTCCAGATGATGTCGCTGGTGCCGAACGCACCTTCGTGCATGACAGCCTCGCCGTTCTTGTCAAAGACTGGCGCCCCGCTATCGTCGACCACCGGCGAGAAGACGCCGGGCATGGTGCAGCGGGTCTCGACCACGTAGTTGAAGTCTTCGCACCCGGTTTCAGCGACGATCTCTTCGATGAAGTTGTCGAACATGTCCAGCGCGGGTTGCCCCAGCTCGGCCCAGAGTTCTTCGTCGACCGTGTACGACCAGCCGCCTTCGGCATCACCCTTGTCTTCACGCGTGAAGGTGAACGGCAGCAGCTCTTCGGGTTTCTTATCGTGGTCGAGGATGATCGCCATCATCTCGTGCAGCGCGGTGCCTTCGCGGGCATAGACGCTGCCGGTGTCTTCAGGCACCAGCTGTTCCAGCGCGTAGCTGCGCGGGCAGTTGATCCGCCGGGCCGCCGTGGAGCCGCCGACAACCGTCGAGTGTTCTTCGGGTACTTCGTGCTTAGTATCAGGGGTCTCAGTCATGGTTGTCTCACTCTTCCTGTTTGCCGTTTTTGTCTTCAGGGTAGCACCCTTTGACGATCAGGTATTCGGCGATGTCGGACATATCCCAGCCACGATCTGTCGCCTCTTTCCGCAGACGCTCGCGCGCCTCGGGTGTCAGGAAGACCTTCTGTTGCTGTCTGCTCGCCACGCTCTTTCCCCTTGTCTGGTGCCAGTAGTTGAAGTACCTACGGCCTCGGAGGTACCTATGTCAACCGAAAAAGAAACAGACGTCGAAACCTTTTTGGATAAGCAGGTCGAGCGGCGTGGCGGTTTCACAGTCAAGCTGAACCCGAAAGGCTACAAGGGCATTCCTGACCGCCTCGTCGTCCTGCCGGGGCGCATCATCTTTGTAGAACTGAAGCGCCCGAAGGGCGGCGTGCTCGCGCGTCTGCAAGCATGGTGGCTGTGCCGCTTCACCGATCTCGGGCACGAGGCTGTTTGTGTGAAGAACCGCGCCGAGGTGTTGTTGCTACTTGACGGCTAGGTACCTGAGCGTGTAGGAGTACCAGACTGATTGAGAAAGGACTGACCAATGACTGAACAAGATCGTATCGACAAAGCTCGGCAGTTTACGCTGTTGCGCGCCACACCGTCGGAGTTTGCTGCTGCTGAAATCAAGCGTTTGGAGGCCGAGAACAAACAGCTGCGCGCCGCACTTGCGGTGGCGCGCGACGAGGCGCTGGAAGAGGCGGCGGCAGTCGCTGGGGCGCGCCCCGCGTGGGTGATCGAGGTGAGCAGCTTTACGTTAGCCTCAGTGAGACCAGAGGACCGCGCGGAGCGTATTGCATTTGAGCTGAGGTCGGCGATGCACGAAAAGGCGAAGACTGCCAAGGCCGGGGATACGTTCTGTGTGAGGGTGGTGGCATGAGGAACTTCGACGACCTTCGGTCTGACCAGCAGTCGTGCATCGACGCGCTGTACAGCCGCGACCGCGCCTTCGTCGTCATGCGTATGGGCGGCGGTAAAACCGCGACCGCGCTGACCGCCATAGACGAGCTGATCCGCGACGGTCACCGCCGTCGCGCGATCGTGGTCGCGCCGCCTCTTGTGGCGGCGACGGTGTGGCCCGGCGAGCCCGCCAAGTGGGAACACCTTAGCGGCTTGACTGTGGAAGCGCCGAAAGGCGGGCCCGCCGAACGCGCGAAGCGCCTAGTCGAGAGCGACGCCGACGTGCTGGTGTTCAGCGACGGCGTGTTGGGCTGGCTCGTGGAGCAGCTCGAGGCGCTGCCCGACGACAGTCCTCTGCTGGACATATTCGCGTACGACGAGCCCAAACTGAAAGAGCCCCGCGGTGCGATCGGGAAACTGCTGTGCCGTGTGAGCGAACGACAGAAGACCTTGTGGGTTTTCTCGGGGACACCGCGCCCGAACGGGTACGAGGACTTGTTCATGCCCGCGCGAGTGCTGGCGCCGCACCTGTGGGGTGACGACTTCGACGACTGGCGTCGTCGCAACTTCATGCCGATGGACTTCCACGGCTACCGTTGGGAGGTTCACGACTTCCGCGCACGGCAGCTGAACAAGGACGTGCAGACGTTCATGGTGCAGGCCGCAGAGCCGCCCGATACACGGAAGGGCACGCTCACCAGCGGCGCCGAGTTCGACATCGAGGTCGATCTTCCACCAGCGGCGCGCAAGAAGTACAAAGAGATGGAGCGCGACCTGATCGTCGCGGTGCAGAAGCAGGTCGAAGAGCTCGACGGCGACGTGTCGTACGAGGATGAGCTGGTCGTGGCGTTGACGCAGGCTGTCGCGTCGTCGAAGCTGGCCCAGCTCGCGCAGGGATTTCTGTATGGCGAAGAGGAGGACGACGAGAAAACCGTGCATCGTATCCACGCGGCCAAGATCGACGCGCTCACGTATCAGCTGGACGCGCTCGGCGACGAACGGTCGGTGATCTGTTACGGTTTCCGCGACGATCTGGCGCGCGTGTCCGAGCTGCTGAAGAAGCAGAAGCGGTCGTACGGTGTGCTGGGCGGTGGTCGGTCGATCGCAGCCAAGATGCGCGACGTCGTCGCGTGGAACGAAGGCCGGCTGGACAACCTGATCCTGCACCCGGCGTCCGCCGGGCATGGGGTCGAGCTTCAGTTCGGCGGGCGCCGGATGCTGTGGTACACGCCGACGTGGTCCCCCGAGCAGTATGACCAGACGCTGAAACGGCTGGACAGGCCGGGGCAAGAGCGGCAGGTTTACAGCCACCAGATCATCGCGCGGGACACGGTCGACATCGTCAAGCGGAACCGCGTTGAATACAAGATGCGCGATCAAGACGCGTTCAAAGGCATGTTAGGATCGCTGTGATGGACCGCAAAGCCCTCGTAGAAGCCGACGGGTTCGTGTATTCCGTGCCATGGGCGCGTGGCAAACCCGAGCCGCTGCACCACAAACACCTCGCCGCAGTGGCGAGCGCGCGCGCGTACGTGTCCGCCGCCGCCGAGAACGAACTGCCTGACGACGACAGCACGCTGGTTCTGTCGTTCACCGCGGCGCGCGGCATACTGACGCTGATATATGTGAATAAGGCGGGCTCGTGCGCGTGGTCTGCTGACTGCGCGTACAACGCCCTAGAGTGCTGAAGCCGCAGCGGTTAAACTGCGGCTTCAACGACTGACTGAGATGCCCTGATAAGACACCGCATCTTGTACCTGCAACGAGATCAAACACAAGAGAAAATTTCCCATGAGTTTCAAAACTGACAACGCTGCCGCCCAGACAGCCTTCCGTCTCGCCGCCTTGCGCAACGGATTTGTGCCGCTGCCAAATCACGATAAGCGTTGTTTTCTAAAGGGTTGGAACACGCTGAACGCGGACGAAGACACGATCAAGAGCTGGGAACGGAAGCTCGTGTACCAAGCGACGGGGCTGCGCGTAGAGGGCGGCATGTGCGCGATCGACATCGACATCGACGATCAAGATTTAGTGGGTCGCATCTGGGAACGCGCCGCTGCGCAATACCCCCAGCTGCGCGAAGCCTTGATCCGGTACGGCAGCGGCGCCAAGGAAATGTGGGTCTGCCGCACGGACGAAGAGTTCAGCGTTATCTTCTCGACGTCGCACGTCAAGCCGGGCTTCGATCCCGAAAGCAGTGACGCCCCGGCGTACCGGCTGGAAGCCTTCGGCGGCGGGCACCCGCGCCAGATCGGCAGTAGCGGCGCGCACACGATGAAGAAGGACGGGTCAGGCTTCGCGGTCGGATATACTTGGGCCGACGACGAGAGCCCCGCCGAGGTTCGGCTGGACGCGCTGCCGGTGCTGGCGAAGTCAGCTGTGCTGGCGATCGCGTCTATCGCGAGCGAAGAGCTCGCCGCTGCGCAGTGGCCGCGCGTACGACGTTCTCGTACGGGCGAGAGTGCGCTCGCCGCGGTCTATGACCTGACCCCGACAATGCGCTTCGACTGTCTCGACGGCGTGACCCGTAACCTTGAGCAGCTGAAAGACTACGCGACCACGTCGAAGGACGCGCGCTGCTCGGCCAGCTGGACGGGCGATCCGCAGTTCGTCAACCGGACCCGGTGCCTCGTCAGCATCGACCACACGGGGACCGTGTCTGTCCTCGAGACAGCTAACTGGACACGCCACCTGCCGGCGGACGAGATCGACCGTACGCGTACGCTGTACGAGCGCACCGTCGATCTGCGGGCCAAGATGGAAGAGGTCGGGTTCACGCTGGACCCCGACGCTTTCCCCGACGCCCCGGCGTCGTTCACGGACGTGGTCTTCAAGCTGCTCGACGAGTGGTCGTGGTGCGGCTCGCGATCCTCCCAGTGCCTGCCGATCTACCGCGACGAAGAGCTGGGCATGAACCTGACCAACCTGCGCCTGACCATGTGCCAGTTCTCGTACGAGCGTGAAGGCCCGCGCGGCGGGGTCGTGTCGATCAATCCTGTCGACGCGTGGATCAAACATAGCCAGCGGCAGGACGTCGACGGCTATCGTTTCATGCCCGACCGCCCGCCCGGTATTTTTGCGACCGACGACGTACGCGCGATCAACAGCTACCGCGCGCCGGTACACGAGCGTGTCGAGGACGACGCCGAGCGCGAGGGGTACGTGCGTCTGTGGGAAGACTTCCTGCACCACCTGCTGCCGAACGACGACGAACGCGAGTGGTTCATGGACTGGCTGGCGCACAAGAAGCAAAACCTCACGACGCCCGGCGTCGGGATCATCATGTACGCGCGAGAGTTCGGCGCCGGGCGGGGCTCGCTGTTCGAGATCATCGGTAGCGTCTTCGGTGACAAGTACGTGAACAGCGTGTCCGCGGACATGCTCATGGGCACCTCGTCGCAGGGTCAGTACACCGACTGGCTGGCCGACGCGCTCTTCGTCACGACAGACGAGGTGCTGCCCGACGGCGAAGAGGGTACCTCTATGGCGTGGCGGCGCAAGAAAGCGTTCGAGAAATTGAAGGAACGCATCGACCCGAAGCCGCGCCGCACCGACATCATCCGCAAGACCCTCCCCAACTACCAAGACTGGGTGTACGCGTCGTTCCTGCTGGCGACGAACCACGACAACGCGATCCCGATCCCTAAAGGCGACCGGCGGCTCACCGTGCTGACAAACACCGTCGTCCCGCTGGCCCGCAAGCCCGACCTGATGCGTCGCCTGAACAACGAGCGCAACCCCGCGATGAACCCGCGGTTTGCCAGCTGCATCGCGAGCTGGTTGGACGCGCGCGACGTCACCGGGTTCAACGCGCACGTTGCGCCAGAGTTCTCGGGTAAGGCCAAGATGCAAGAAGCCAATATCACCGAGCTGGAAGGCTTGATCGACGACACGCTGGCGTTGATCCCGTACGACTGGACGACGCTGGACGTGGTTCTGGCGCGGGTCGACAACGCGCTCGTACGCGCCAATATCAAAGACAGCTACCCTGCGTGGCGCAAGGTCGCGACCGATCGCACCAAGGCTCTGTGGCACTCGAGCGGGCGTGCCTATGTGACACCGCAGCGCACGAGCAAGGCGATGATCCTGACCCGCACCGACGAAGCCGCCGAGACCTTCCGTGTGCTGAGCGTGGACGAGCGGTGCGCAGAGTACGCCGACATGTCGCGGCTGGACAGCACCGCGTCGGCGCGCTTGCGCGCCCTGCGCGCCGGGATGTCGGAAGTCTAAACAAAAAAGACCCCCGCCGAGGCGGGGGTCAAGTTGTCGAGGTGAGGGAGGAATTACTCCTCTGGGTCAGACAGTACCACACGTTCCGGGACGTAGCAACCGCGCGCGTCCATCATGGCTGTCAAGTTGTCCATCTCGAATTGAATGCTGATGAGCAGGTCCGCGATCGCTTGGTCGCTGTCCACGTCACGCAGCACGTACAGCCGCAGCACCAAGAACCGCCCGTCGGACATCTTGGCGTATCGTACGTTGACACGCTGCCCGAGGTCTTCACCGTTAAGCCCGATCCGGTCCACGATCTTCGCCGGCACGTACGCGGTGGTGCCGTCGTCCAGCTCAACGAACCCGTACCCGTCCGACTTTTCAGTCAGGGGCACGCTAGTGACTTTGCCGAAGCTCTCGTACACGTTTTCCATCCTGCCAACCATCACGCGTGCCCCAACTTACGAGCGCGCACGACGGCGCGGCGTTTCGCGGCTTTACGCTGGTTCGCCTTGACGCCCCGGCCCCGCTTTCCAAATGGTGCGAGGCGCCAGTGCTCGACGTTTTTCATCGGCGGCGGCGAGTTGGCGGCCAGCGTCACCGCGGCTTCAAACAGCCCGCGCTGGTGCAACGCGTTCGCGTTCGGGATCGCACCGATCAGCGCGTGCGCCAAGCGCCGAGCCAGCCCTCGGTTATCTGAGTGTTTCATGGTTCAG